CATCGGAACTGAAACAGTTAGTGGTGATGCTAACTTAACTCTTAATACTTTAAATGTAGCTCAAATTACTTTAGGTGCAGTTGACCCTGCTCCGGATGCTTACATCACAGGTAATTTCATGATTGCTGCGTTAGGTACTTTAGGTCAAGGAAGTGCAAAAACTGTAACTGGGGAAGCTATGACTATGGCCCTAGCTTCAGTGACCGTCGCTCTTAATACACCGGTGGATGTAACAGGATTCGCGTTAAATAATCAATTAGCAAGTGTCTCAGGATACTCAGATATTGACGTTATTCCTACTGGTTTTGGGTTGACTATAGCTGTCGGATCTGGTAGTGCTTTAATCTGGAACGAAGTAGATACAGGTTCAGCGCCTATAACACCTCCAGGATGGCAGGATGTAGCTGCATAAAGAAGTTTGACAGAACACTTCTTTTTTTATAATATGAATACATAAGGAATTAAAAATGGCGAATTCGACATCAGCAAGTTTAAAACTTACAGTTCAAGCAACCGGTGAAAACTCGGGAACTTGGGGACAAATTACAAATACAAACTTATTAATCCTAGAACAAGCGATTGGTGGTTACGATACATTTAACGTAACAGACTCTAGTAGAGCATTAACTTTTACTAATGGTGCAGTTTCTAATGGAAAAAATGAAGTAATAAAATTAACAGGTACATTAGCCGCAAACGTTAATGTTACTATCCCTGATTCTGTAGAAAAAACATATACAGTTTGGGATGGTTGTGATCATGCAAGTTATACTTTAACTTTCAAAACTACTTCGGGAACAGGGGTTCTTTTATGTGAAGGTCACACTTATCAATTATGGTCTGATGGAACTAATGTTTATAAAGGCTCAGAGCAGAAAGTATGGAGAGCAGTTTCTGCAGCGGAAACAGTTCAAGCAGGTGCTCAACTTTTAGTAAATACAAATGGTGGAGGAGTCACAGTGACACTTCCTGCGTCACCAAGTACAGGCGACATGGTTTCATTTGTAGACCAAGGTTATGATTTTGATTCAAATGCTTTAGTGGTTGGTAGAAACAGTTCTAACATTGCTAACGCAGCATCCAATTTAACAGTTAACACACAAGGCGCAGCTTTCTCATTAGTTTTTTCTGGCGATGCTACGACTGGGTGGACTTACACGGAGAAATAGGAGATAATATATTATGTCAAATTACGAAGCTACAAAATACGATTTTTCTGGTGCAAACCTTACAGGTATTGAAGGAATTCCAACAGGAACTATTGTTCCCTGGTCTACTGCATCTGTACCGACAGGTTTCTTAGAGTGTAATGGTCAAGCTGTTTCAAGATCAACATATTCAGCATTATTTGCAATTGTCTCAACTACCTATGGAGTTGGAGACGGAGGAAGTACTTTTAACGTACCTGATTTACAAGATAACGTAGCAGTTTCTAAATCTAACAACAAAGCATTAGCTTCAACTGGTGGAGCGAATACAGTTGCAGCTACTGGAAACGTAGGTGGCTCAACAGGGGCTCATACTTTAACAACTCCAGAAATGCCTAATCACTCTCACCCTGGTGGTGGAGGTGGTGATTGGGGAAGAAGTTTTTCTGGTATCAATGGAAGCCGAGCTATGTCTTATCCTGGCGGAGGAACGGGCGGAGCTGGAAGTAGTGGTAGTCACTCTCACAATATGAGTGCAACATTTACAGGGGATTCAACATCAGTGTTACAACCATATTTAACAGTATTATACGTAATTAAAACTTAAGGAGAATAAAGATGGCAAATACAAATGTAAAATGGACAGTGGTTTTTGTTGACAAGATGGTAGTTTGTCAAAGTGTTAAAAACGCGGGTGGCCATGCAACAGGCTATGTTATTGATGATAATTCTTTATGGAGTGATTCCAAATGGAATGATATTAATGCTATTCAGTTTATAGACGATGGTAATGATCACAATGATTGCGTAGAAATGATTCCAGGAACTTTTGGAAGAAATAAAACTTGGGCAGAAGCTGCCTTAGGAGATTTTAGATCTCAATTCATAGATAAATGGGATGTAGCACACTTAGCTCAATTACAAGCTGATTGGGATGCAGACGAAAGACCAGAATCTGAAAAAGGTTCAAGACCTACTTCTTATACATCACCCTAATCTTTAACAAGAATATTACACGTTAATCTCTGCCAATTATAGGTTTGAGATATAACATCTTCGCCTTGATGATATGTATTTGAATCAAAAATTACAGCACTACCAGGTTTAAATTTAAATTCTTCCCCATCAACATAAAAAGATCCTCTCCAATCGGGTTGCCAAAGAGGGGTTAAAAATAAAACGATTGATTTTGTTTTAAAACATTCTTGGTCGGTGTGCAACCAATGCTGACTTTTTTCCCCACTGTTCGTGATATTAAACCACATTCTTATTAGCTTAGTGGGTATTCCTATTTTTTTCTGTTCTAATAAGTGAGCGATCCTAAAAACGATGGATTGACCATAAAGATAAAGAGGGTGGTCTAGAATCTCTCCCTCCATTTTTTTTACTTCTAATATGGGTCCTCTTCTAAAGTCACTTACGCCATTACCGGATGTCCCATCAATCGTCCAATGAGGGGTACTAATTATTTGTGTATACATAAAAAATAATTCTCTTGGAGAAAATATATGATCTAATAGAACTGGTTTCATGATAAAAGTAACCATGAAGTTAATAAATACTTCTCTCCACTTAAAGGAGGATTTCCTCTATGGAGGTATGGAAAACTAGCGGGCCAAATAACTATTCTCCCTTGTTTAGGTTTTACTCTTTTGGAAAAATGTAAAAATTCTGTTTCCCCACCTTCTTCTACATCATTTAAATATATACCAAAGACTAAAGCTCGTTTTCTACATTCATAATCTGCACCATATTCTAAATGCCAAATATGATAACCCTCTGTAGGAAGAGTCTTTTGAATCTTGAGATTTGTATAAAAAAATTTCTGACTCCCAAAAGCATCTAGAACCCCGGTGGTTTGGGTATAATGCTTTAAGGCCTGATCAAAATTCATTATCATAGACTTTAATTCCTCGTGCCAAAACTCGAAATTGTCCGGCTGGGCAAAATATTGTTGATCTTGTTTAAAGGTCACGGGAGTATTTTCAAAATTTAATCTATTAAAGGTTTTATTAAACTTATCGTTCTTATCAAATAATTGAATAGCTTTCTTACATTCGTCTGGAGTAATATAACCATCATACGTAGCAATAAAGTTACTCATACTAGCGGTCTTTATCAGGGGATCTGTCATTTTCGCTCTTTCATTATTCTAATAATTATTATATAACCTATATTATGCTACAGAAATTAAATTTCAAGCCCGGATTTAACAAACAGGCCACTGAATCAGGTGCTGAAGGTCAATGGACCGATGGTGATTTTGTGCGCTTTAGATATGGTTTACCAGAAAAAATCGGTGGGTGGAATCAATTAAGTGCTTCCCAGGAAACTCTCCCCGGTGCTGCGAGAGCTCAACATGCTTTTACCAGTTTAGCGGGAGAAAAATACACTGCTATTGGAACCAATAAAGGATTATTTCTTTTTTATGGGGATGATTTTTATGACATTACTCCCCTAGATACAGCTGTCACAGGCTTTACTTTAACTACTACCAATGGATCAACGACTGTTAGATTTAACAAAGCTTCCCATGGTTTAACTCAAGGGGAATATATTGTTGTTTCTTCTGTTACAGTTACAGCCGATTCGGCTTATACTGCAAGTGATTTAGAAAAAATTTATGAAATTATAACAGTTGATACAGGTGGAGACTGGTTTGAAGTCACTGCTGCAAGTGCAGAAACAGGGACTGGAATGACAGCAGCTGGTGCTGCAACAGCCACTCCTTATATTACCGTTGGACCTACCACTCAAACTATTGGTTATGGTTGGGGTACATATCTGTGGGGTGATTCTACATGGGGAACTGCAAGAACAACAAGTTCTGTGGTTCTGGATCCAGGAAACTGGAGTCTCGATAACTATGGACAAGTTTTAGTTGCTACGATTGCAGATGGTAAAACCTTTACCTGGAATGCAGGTGCAACCAATCCACGAACCATTCGAGCATCTACAACGACAACAGATTATACCACTACTAATAATCCTACTGCCTCTACTATGACAATAGTTTCAGATAGAGATAGACATTTATTTCATTTAGGAACAGAAACCACTATTGGAGATCCCACAACTCAAGATCCAATGTTTGTAAGATTCTCTAACCAAGAAGATTTAAATACTTATGCTCCAACGGCAACTAATACCGCCGGGACTTTTAGATTAGATAATGGAAATGTAATCAGAGCAGCGGTTACGGGTAAAGATTATCTTTTAATTTTAACAGATACTGCCGCTTATGTGGCTCAGTTTGTAGGGCCGCCTTTTACATTTAGTGTTAAGTTAGCTGGAACAAATTGTGGATGTATTGGCCAACACGCCGCAGTGGCAGCAGATGGAGCTGTATATTGGATGGGTGACGCCGGTGGGTTTTATAAATATGATGGTACAGTTAAATATTTACCATGCTTAGTTGAAGACTTTGTGTTTAACAGTAATGGAAATAATTTAGGACTTAACTATTCTGCAAACCGATTAGTATTCGCCGGCCACAATGGTTTATATAATGAGATAAACTTTTTCTACCCTAAATCGGGTAGTGATCAAATTGATAGATGTGCTACTTTTAATTATGCAGAAAATTTATGGACTACAAGTTCATTAGGTAGAACTACATGGATTGATGCCACTGTCTTTAGTAATCCTTATGCAACTGAGTATAGTTCAACGGCAACTCCAGTCTTTCCATCTATTTTAGGAATTACAAATAAATATGGAGCCACGATGTATTATTCTCAGGAAGAAGGAACTGATCAAGTAGATAGTACCTGGACCACTTCTATTAATGCTTATATTAGATCTGGAGATTATGATATTACCACAAGAAAAAGTGCCTTAGGTCAAGCCACAGGTGTGGTGGATTATAGAGGAGATGGAGAGAATTTTATGTCAGTTAGAAGATTTATTCCTGATTTTAAATTATTAACAGGTAATGCCAAACTTACTTTATATGTCACTTCATATCCTGATACGACGGCAGTTAGTTCTCCTTTAGGGCCCTTTACGGTTACCTCAACTACAGACAAAGTAGATACTCGAGCTAGAGGAAGACTCGTTTCAATTAATATTGCTAATGACTCTACTGGGGAAACTTGGCGATATGGAACATTAAGATTAGACGCACAGGCAGATGGGAGAAGGTAGTGGCTAAAATTACTATTTATATCCCCGAACCTAAAGAAGAATATGAGGTTAATAACCAAAGGTTGATTTTAGAATCCTTAGATAGTATGAAACAACAATTAAATTTTTCTTTTCAAGAGGATATGA